ATGGGTGAGGCGGCTAAGATGCTCGGTATGGGTAGGAACATGTTGTTTGCTCGGCTGCGCAAGAGGAGAGTCCTGATGATCGGATTACGCCAGAACGAGCCGTATCAGACGTTCATTGAGCGTGGGTATTTCGTGTTAAAAGGGGCGCTGGTCGGATCAAGGTCTGCCACTAAGGTTGTGCCGCAAACGTTTGTGACCACCAAAGGGCTTGCTTGGATCAGGCTAAATATTGTCTAACTAAACTATTGAGGATGGAAAAGAAGAAAAAAGCCAATAACAGGAAGAAGCTCAGTATCGCTGGCATAATTATCGGATTGATGATGGTGTCTGCGGCTGTAATCGGTATCGTATTTCAGCCTGAAGAAACTGGAATAGACCCGATGCAGGAGCAGCTGGATAGCCTTAAGACTGAGGTTGATAGCTTAAGGTTGAGGTACGATCAACTCCATGAATTATCATGGGAGAACATCGACTACTGGCTGGAGGAATTCGAAATTGACCACCCGGAAATTGTTAAGCAGCAGATCGCACTGGAAACCGGAATGCTCACAAGTACCATATGTGCCGAGAACAACAACCTCTTTGGCATGAAGGAGCCGCGAGTCCGTGAGACTACAGCGCTTGGAACCAAGCGTGGGCATGCGTACTATGAGAATTACGTTGATTCAATAAAGGATTACAAATTATGGCAGGACAACATGTATGTGGGAGGTGACTATTACGCTTTCCTGAACCGCGTTGGGTATGCCGAAGCAACATATTACATAACAGCACTAAAGAGTATTTAAAATGAGAGTAGAAAAGCAGGAATTAAAAGATCGAACCTTTATCCCTTACACAATTACGGTGACTGTCGAAAGTGAAGAGGAGCATGATAAGCTATCTAATCAGATTCGTCATGCAGAATCTCATATTCGCTCAGCTTGGGGATTTGGCAGGATAGGTAGGGATATGGGAATAATTTCAGATATGTTTCAACAAATAACATCACACACCAAATGAGCGACGTATTTAGAACACAAATAGCAAGGGATGTCTTCGAAGCAAAGTACAAGCATCCACTCGCTGAGACTTGGGAGGAGTTATCCGAAACGCTTGTCAACGATGTAGTTGATGGCAGGCTGGAGGGGGAGGACAAGCGCCTTCTTGTTTCAGCTCACAAGCAAATGAAATTCATCGCTGGTGGGCGCTATCTTTACTACGCTGGCAGGCCAAACAAATTCTTCAACAACTGCTATCTGCTTAAGGCCGAGGAGGATACGCGGGAAGATTGGGCGAACCTGTCGTGGAAGTCAGAGAGTGCGCTACTTACAGGTGGAGGGATTGGAACGGACTATTCCATCTACAGGCCATCAGGCTCAGAGATACGCAAGACGGGTGGTTTTGCCTCCGGCCCGATACCTAAGATGATAATGATCAATGAGATTGGTCGGAATGTAATGCAGGGAGGAGCCAGAAGATCAGCGATCTACGCCTCACTCAACTGGCAGCATGCCGATGTTCCTCAGTTCCTGAAGAGTAAGGCTTGGAATGAGATGATCGTAGACGGCGTATACACTGACAAAGGTGACAAGGTTTCAATAGCCTACATGAAGGAGAAGAACTTCAACTATGCGGCACCATTGGATATGACGAATATCTCCGTTAACTACGATAACGATTTCCTTGAGGAAGTTTATCAGGCTGATATCGATGCAATCAGGATGAATCTTGGACGCGGTACAGAGCTTAGCTTCATGGACTTACCGAAGGTTTATGTGGAGAATGTACGTCGCGCCCTTATGTCAGGCGAACCCGGAATGAGTTTCAACTTCTTCGAGAAAGAGAAAGAGACACTCCGGAATGCATGTACCGAGGTTACCTCGGAAGATGACAGTGACGTGTGCAACCTTGGCTCCATCAACATGAGCCGGATCGATTCTATTGACGAGTTCAAGGAGATCGTCCGATTAGCCAGCCAGTTTCTGCTTTGCGGAACACTTGTGGCTCAGTTACCCTACAAGAAGGTGTACGATGTACGTGAAAAGAACCGTAGGCTTGGGCTTGGCTTGATGGGTGTACATGAGTGGTTACTCAAGCGTGGGTACAAATATGAGATGGTAGACGAGCTTCGCGAGTGGTTAACAGTGTGGAAGCAGGAGAGTGAGAGATCGGCTAATGCTTTAGCTGACCGCTTGGGTATCTCCCGGCCTACTGCATACCGCGCCATTGCTCCAACAGGGACGATTGGTATTTTAGCAGGTACGACTACAGGAATTGAACCTCTGTTCGCGGTTGCTTACAAGCGCCGTTACCTTCAGGGGAAAGACAAGTGGAAGTATCAGTACGTGATCGATGGCACCGCTAAGATTCTGATTGATACACTGGACGTTGAACCGGAAATGATTGAGACAGCTCTCGACCTTGCGAAAGACCCTGAGCGACGCATCAAGTTTCAGGCTGACGTTCAGGACTATGTGGACATGAGTATCAGCTCCACGATCAATCTACCTCAGTGGGGTACCGAGTGGAACAATGAGAACAGGGTGAAGATGTTTGCGAAGACCCTATTGAAGTATGCTCACCGCCTGCGCGGGTTCACCGTCTATCCGGATGGTGCGCGTGGTGGTCAACCTCTCACTCAAGTAGACTACGCTATGGCTGTGTCTAAGGAGGGTGAGACATTTGAAGAGGAGTTCATGGATGTATGCGATCTGACAGGAGGGGGAACATGCGGAGCGTAGAATGGGTGAGCGTGAAGGACGCATTACCCTCAGAGGGTGATAGGGTTCTGGTGGTTGGGAATTGCATAATGCACATCCTGATCTTCCTAAACCAAGAGAGAATGCAATGGATAGATGATTTCGGTTACACATCTCATTATGAGATAACGCATTGGGCCGAACTTCCTGATCCTCCAGAAAAAACAACTTAAATCAAATCAAATGAGAGTAAAAATTGGAGAAGTAATCAAAAACATCCCAGCAGAATATAAGGATGCAGCTAAGGTGATCGATAAATCGTTCATCACGGCTGAAAACAGAGTAAGACTGACTAATCTTGAGCGCTTCATGCTCGCTGAAATGGCGTGGAGAATAAAACAGTCTGACCTTATCTTGTTTTACCTTGAAGACATGACTCCTGTTGGAGTTGAGATTCAGGTTAATAGAGCGGGTGAGGCGAGATGTGCTGTTAATTACGTAAGTGAGGGAGGTATTAGTGCGCAGACAATCGTGCCAAGCACCTTCAGGCATGTCGGAGTTGATGTTACGCATAACAACGTAAACTGGCACAAGACACCATGATCATCTACATGGAACAAACGATAGCCCTAATAAACAGCCTTCCGGAAGGGGAGGTCAGGGCTTCGTGGATGCAGCACCTGAACGAAAGGCTTGAACAGGTGTTTAAGAAAGAGATATCGTATTATAAGTTTGTTGAGAAAAACGCTTAGAAATTTGGTATTCTCGTGAAAAATACTTATATTGCATGAATTTTATTTAACTAATTTAAACACAAATCGTTATGAACATTGTAGCATTATCAACCAAGGTACTTGAGTTCTTCACAAAAAAGCAACTCTCGAAAGCGGAATCCCGTAACATTAAGGCTGTTAAGCAGCTTAAGTCAGTCAAGGGTAAAGTGGACAAGTCCGCATTTGAACTGAAGAAGAAGCAGGCCGACACCCTGATCCAGCTGAGTAAGATCAACACTATTGCACAGGATATCGGTCGAAGAGCCATCTTGCAGGAAGGTAAAGCAGAGAAAGTTAACGCCCTACTTCAAAGCATCGAAGACTAATGGTAGAGAGCGTAGTGGATGGCATTGACCTCGAAACCGACTTCCTTGATGATCTTTTCGTCGCGATACGTGACAAGTTACCCGGAGATAAATGGGTACCAATAACAAAGGATCACAAGCGGGTTGTGGCTGGAGTTAAGCACATTATAGACTGCCGCTGTTACGGAGCAAACTTTGATCTCGTGCTACATGAAAGCATGACGCACTTCAAAAAGATATCCGCATTCCAGCCGCACTACAATACTGCAAAGCCCATCTCCGAACATGATGCCTCGTACTGGACAGCTCAGGACGCTCTCAAATTGGAAAACCAAAAGCGAGCGTACGAGAAGGCGCGTCGCTCAGATCAACGTGAACACAATAAGGAACTTAAGAAGAAGAGAAGATGACTGATGTAAAGATTTTTGTGGGGGATGCTTTCGATATTCCTGAGTACCAATCAGCAGGAGCTGCGGGAATGGATATGTATGCGAACAATGAGGAACCTATCTTAATACAGCCGGGAGATCGGAAGTTAATAGGAACCGGAATCCGTTTGCAGATACCTGAAGGTTATGAGGCTCATATCCGGCCCCGTTCAGGATTGGTGCTGAAGCATGGAGTTACTGTATTAAATACGCCCGGAACGATTGACTCAGACTACCGAGGCCCAGTTGGAATCATTTTATACAATGCCGGGAAGGAAAGATTCTTTGTAAACAAGGGAGATCGTATCGCACAGATCGTTTTCACCAAGTTCGAACGGGTTGACTTCGTTGAGGTCGAGACTCCGGAGGAGCTTGATGATAGTGTTCGTGGTGATGATGGTTTCGGAAGCACAGGAAAATGAAACAAGCCGAGAAATTAGAAGCCCTCCGGGGTGAACTTGACATGATCAAAACCCCTGATATAAAGGAGTATGCGGAGTGGGCAGTTAAAATCCTACCAAATTACTTCTTTACAGTCCCAGCATCCAGCACCGGAAAATATCATCCGGAGTACGCATTGGGTGATGGTGGGCTACTCAGGCACACTAAAGCAGCCGTAGGGATTGCAATGATGCTGTTGGAAACCAAAACGTTTGGAGCCCAATGGAATCAAGGTCAGAAGGATGCGATTGTAACGGCGCTGATTCTGCACGATGGACTCAAGTATGGTGTACCGAAGCAGAAGTATTCGATCTACAACCATCCAAGGGCAATATGTGCTCACCTTGAGAAAGCTATGACTGAATCAGCGGCTACAACCGGATTTGAGTTTTCAAAAGGTAAGCGTGAAGCTATATACGCCCTTATTTCCTCTCACATGGGTCAGTGGACTAAATCAGACGCTGACACACCCCTGCCATTGCCAGCTACAGGGGCTCAGAAGTTTATTCATCTGTGTGATTATCTAGCAAGTAGAAAACAATTAGAGTATAAATTTTAAAAACTACACGTATGATTAACATGGCAAAAGTAAAAAAAGGTGACTATTTAAGTAGGATATCCTTTATGAAGGTTGAGGGTGGTGACACCCGTATCGGTGGATTCTCCGTGACCAATGAAGACGGTTTCGGTTGGAACATCGCATCGAACATCATCAAGGCAGAGTGTAATTCAACTCAGCACACTGAAACAATCAAGACTCCGAAGACAGGGATCGCTGAGATTCTTATGAACGCAAGGGATGCGATCATTAAGGTTTGTTTTGAGAAGGCTGACGGTACTGAGCGTACCCTTACGGGATATGTTATCGGTGCCGAGGTTGTCCTTGGTCGCACGATAGCCATCGATATTGAGAAGCCTAAGAAGCTCCGTAAAGGTAAGGATGGTAAGGATTACGATGAACGTCAGCGCCTTGTTGACCATCGCACCCTGAAGTGGCTGATCTATAAGGGCGTTAAATATTCCGTAAGATAGGTAGTATGGCTACTGTAATCAGTCTGAAAGTAACGGAAGATCAACTCAAGAGAGCCCGGAGTCACTATGACTTCGGTGCCCTCAAAGGTTCGATAACTCAAGGTAAGTCAAACATTTACGGTGCCGTAGGTGAAGTAATTGTTCACGACTTCCTTAAGGAAACTGGCAGGCGCGTCAAGTTCGACAACACGGCAGATTACGACATGATCGTAAATGGCAACAAGGTCGACGTAAAGACAAAGCGCACTACGGTTCCGCCACTCCAATCCTTCAACTGTTCCATTGCGGCGTACAACACAACTCAGAAGTGTGATCTGTATGTCTTTGCAAGGGTACATGAGAATCTTAAAGAGGCTTGGGTTCTTGGCTGGGAAAAGAAGGAGGATTTCTTCAAGAAGGCTAAGTTCCATCGGAAGGGTCAACCCGACCCTAAGACACCAGCTTGGAAGTTTGCAGCTGACTGTTATAACCTCGAAATCAGTAAGTTAACCACATTAGAAAGGGAAAAGTAATGATTGTAGACGAAAAAATATTAGAAGCCGTAATCTCGAAGTGGGGTATTGAAGCTCAAGTTGGAATGTTGTATGAGGAGATGGGTGAGCTGATGACCGCGCTTAACCAATATTCTCGCGATAGGGTTGGAATAAGCCATGTACAGGAGGAGGTCGCGGATTGCCTTATGATGCTTCAACAAATGAGGTCTATATATGGGCGTAAGGATATTGATGAATGGATTCGAATTAAAACAAAACGCTTAGAGGGTCGTTTGGCTGATCCGGAAAGGGAGATATTATGAAAATCCAGAGCCTAAGCGTAGTTGTTCCCGCTAAGAAGTGTGTGAATGACTGTAAATTTTGCGTCAGTAAGATGCATAAGTCTGAGTATGAGAACATGATGTCTGACAAAAACCTCTATTATGACCTCTACAAGAAAGATTACATTAATCGCCTTGCATTCGCCAGAGATAACGGATGCAATAC